CTGCTGCCTCTGCCGCCCCTGCTGCCGCCGTCGAGCGGGTGGCGGGGAGGCTTTGCGGCATGCGGTTTCAGCCCCCGGCGGCACTCCTGTCTGCTGTTGCCGGCAATAAAATCGTTTTTTTATATAATAATTCCGACTCCGGCAACGCTATTGTATATGAGATAGAATAGATTAAATCGGAACGGATATGAAAAAGCTGATGATTTTAACCGTTGCAATCCTGCTTGCCGGCGCCGGTACGGGCTATGCCCAGCCGCAGGACGCGAATTCCAGGAAAATGGCCCGCAAGCAAATGAAGGCCGAACAGGACGCACGCGACCGGCTCGCTTTCGAAGAGGCCCGGAAGGCTGTCGAGGCGAAGGAGTTCGTACTCGAAGCCGACCAGGTGAGCTTCAAGTCGGGTTCGACGGCGCATGTTTCGTCCAATACCAATTTCGTCGCCGTGCAGGGTGACAAGGCCGTCGTACAGGTGGCTTTCGACATCCCCGTAAGCGGCCCCAACGGCCTGGGCGGCGTAACGGTCTCGGGCAGCACCTCGGATTACAGGCAGAGCGTGGACAAGAAAGGGAACATCCGGGTGTCGATGAACGTCATCGGCACGGGGATTTCCGCACAGGTCTATATCAACCTGCCCAACGGGGGCAACCAGGCCAGCGTGGACATCTCGCCCAATTTCAACTCGCGGCGCATCACGCTGCGGGGCGAACTCCTGCCGCTCTCGGAGGGTAATATTTTCCAGGGCCGTACCTTCTGACAGGCCGACACTGCCTTGCCATTGAACGGGACAGCGTAACAAGTCCCCGATTTACGGCTTCACCCCCGTCCGAACATACTGCGGATGGGGGTGATTTTTGTTTTGGGCTACTCGTCGGACAGCCTCATGCAGCGCCGTAGCGCCGTGCGCAAAAAAAAGAGGCCCTTCAAAGGCCTCTTCTGAGCGGGAAACGGGGGTCGAACCCGCGACCCTCAGCTTGGGAAAATTTAGCTAAATGGTTTAATGGGCTGTATTTGTGTGATATACACGAACCGTTATACTACTTTCACGCAAATTTGCACGTGGTCTAATTGTTTTTTATTTTAATTGCACTTCCGGAAAGAATATATACTTTATGGGAGTCCTCGTAGTACGATTTCATTTGCATATCCAGTATGCCATTGGCGCCAAGGTCTTTGGCGTATATGACAAACTTTTTAAGAAGCGCGTCGGGGGAAACTTTTACATTCACATTTACCTTTTGACTAAAATCTTCCCCAACTATAGATTTTCCGCTGATTATCTCCTTTTTTGTGCCGGGCATAACTTCAAGTGTAATATTTGCCAAACATTCATACGGCTCGTTGATCAGTGGAGTCGAATATATTTTGAAGCCGTCCTCAAGGTATGGCCGAAAGTCTAAAATATATCGACTCTCTTGATAAGGTGTGGTTACTGCACATGATGAAAAAGCTAATGCGAAAAATGCGGCAATAGCGGTGAGGCGAATTTTTTTCATATAGGTATGAGTTTAAAGTGGATTTGTAGCCTGAAATTATCGCCCCCAACACTTCACGGGCGGTATTTTATTTTTCGCTTAGTAGCATCAATACGCGGTACATCCCGTACATATCGCCAAATGCGACCTCAAACGGGGGATAATGCTGGTTGAGAGATATACAAGTGACCGACTCGGCTGTTGGGCCGGGCATTATTTTTTTTATGACGGAGCCGTTGCACGTGTCAAGCACGTAAACCCTACCCCACTCAATAAATGCCTTTTCGTTAATCTTCTTGAGCAGTATTTTCGCGCCGCTTGGGTATTCCGGCTCCATACTGTCACCGCTCACTGTCATAGCGAAATCGACGCCTTTTATGGGTGATACGATTTTCTCGCAATCATCAGCCTTTACCGATACGATAAATTCATTCAGCGACCCGCCTTGCGCCGCAAGGGGGAGTAATGGAATCATCTTGATATCGCTGTAGTCAGGTGCTGACAATTTATTTTCAGCTTCCAGCATATCACCTTTGCCCGTGAGAATCCATGTAAAATTAAAATTAAAGAATCGATCTTTAATTTTAGTAGCTAAATCTTTCGATATACCGCACTTACCAGCTTTTATATCATAAAAAATTTGCGGATTTTTCAATCCTATTTCCTTTGACAGAGCATTTGCTGACAAGTTAGCATATTTTTTTATCTCTTCAATTCTTTGATTATCAGTCATAATATAATTTATTCAAGAATTACTATGGAATTAATTTTGAATATTCAAGAATAATTCTTTAACTTTGCAATGTCAAACAAAAGTACAATACAAATATAACTAAAAATTTGACACTGCGCTATGGAAACTTCAATTAACAAAAACGGATGTTCGACTTGTGAGGTCGGGAAAGAAAAGTACACGACTTTCGCACATTACGGTAAAACCTATTACCAGTATGACTACCGTCACACGGACGGAAGCCTATTCAGCACCACCGGGCCATCGCTCGACTGCTGCCGCGCCAAACGCGATCTGTGGCTCAAATAAATTTATCATGGAACAGAATATTCAAACATTCGCGGCGCTCTACGACGCGCTGCCACCGACAGAAAAGAACCGCATCACGGCTGAAATCATAAATCGGTGCAACGTCAGCCTTTGGACGATTCAATCATGGAAGTCCGGATGCCGGAAACCCAAACCCAAGAGCCGGGAAATACTCGCCGAACTGTTTGATGTCCCGACCTCTGAAATGTTCCCCGAAACTGTAAACTAAAACGACACGACACTATGGACAACTTCGAAATCATTGACTTCAACACACTGGAAAGGCGCAAACGCAAGGCAATTCTGAATCACGCGATCAAAGACATGGACAGAGTGGCCATGCAACGCAAAAAGGAAGGTCTTGAGCCTCGCGGCTTCTTCCTGCAGTTTAACAATCTTATTCAAGTAGAAAAATTACATCATGGAAACGATTGAATGGGTAACACAAACGAAACTCTATAAAGAGTTGGGCATTAGCAGAAGTACGGCGCTTCGATATGCTAATGCGGGAATTTTCAAGACGAAGATACGCAAAACACACACAGAAGGGTGCAAAACCCTCTACAATCTGAACCAAGCCCGACGCGCCTACACACAACCATCGTAAAAAATCAACGCCAAAACACCCCAAGCCATGAATACTCACGAGAATAGCACCGGAACGAAGCAAATCACCAATAGCGAACGGCAGCGCACGGCGTCGGGAATGCCCGTTATCCGCATCCCGCAAAAAGTCTATGAGACGATTGCCGAGGAGATTATCGACAAGGTAGAAGGTCGGCCGTACTATGAAATGAAAATCGAGCGGGACAACGGCACCTATGCTTGGGAGTATTCAATCAAATTCTATGCTTACTACGAGGTAGATCGCCGCCCGGACGGTGACGCTACTCGCCTTAAAGAGATTGTCCCAATTTGGGCGGAGTTTCATATGTGGTTCTCGGATGATGAAGAGGAACTGCAAAATGATTTCGATGCCGAAAAGCTCCGCGATCATGGAATACCATACAACAAACCTTTTACAACATCGGGAGTACGAACGGGTACTCAAAGTGTAAGCCGCCCGTGAGGGTCGCCCAAGCCGTCAGCCCCACGACACGGGGCAATCGGGGAGGTGGTGGAATGGCAGACGCCATATGATGATGGATAACCGAGAGCGTCAGGGATGGGATCCAAGCTCATTTATTCGCAGATATAAAGCGGCACGTGTCCGGCACGAGTGGGATAAATCCGGAAATAAGGCCCACAAGAGTCCGCGCTTACTCATCATATGAAACCGATTGCAACGGTTGCGGGTTCGATTCCCGCCCTCCCCACAATATTGTTCAACCATTTAAATCAAAACACTATGACTTTAATCAGAAAACCCAATGAGATTCAGATTCAGGGCAAAATCAAGATGTTGATTTACGGTCAGCCCGGTATGGGTAAAACCACTATGGCACTTTCTGCCCCCGATCCGCTGCTTATCGACTGCGACAACGGCGTACAGCGCGTGAATCCGGCGCATATCAGCGACACTGTGCAGGTTTCGTCCTACAACGACGTACTGGCAGTTCTGAACGAGGATTTAAGTCCGTACAAGTCCCTCGTGATCGACACGGCGGGCAAGCTCCTCGACTTTATCGCCGCTTACGTCATAGCCCGCAATCCGAAGTTAGGACGGGCCAACGGTGCGCCGACATTGCAGGGCTACGGCGAAATCAAGGCCGAGTTCTCACAGTTCTGCAAGCTGGTGATGTCAAAAGACAAGCACTTGATTTTTGTAGCACACCGTCAGACCCGTACCGAAGGTGACGAAACGCGCTATGTTCCGCTGTTCAGCGGTTCCAATTACGACGCGGTTGTAACCGAACTTGACCTGCTGGGATACATTGAGGCCAACGGCAACAAGCGCACGATTACGTTCAACGGCACGAGCCGCAACGACGGTAAGAATACCTGCAACCTGCCGCCCATGCTTGACATTCCGTGTGTCGTCGATCCGGCCACGGGCAACGGCCTGCCGAACCGCTTCCTTTCCGACGCGGTAATCAAGGCATACAACGATCATCTGAAACGCTTACAGGAGCAGGGACACAAGTACGCGGCGATTATGTCGCAACTCAGGGAGAACATCGCGGCCATCACGGACGATATTTCGGCCAACGATTTTGTTGATCGCATCGACACGTTCGACCACGTCGGCGCATCGAAAGTTGCCGCCGGCCAACTTCTCAGCGAGAAATGCCGCGCCCTCAAATTGACCTTCAACAAAACGACCCGTCGCTATGAGCAAGGTGCCTAACATCCGGTATCAGTTCTACGCCACTTTGCTCGATAGCTTTCAAAGCTATTTGAGCAGTGACGAGATTTGGGAGAAATATTGGGGCAGCTCCACAAAACCCGAAACCCTCACTCCGGACGAGTTCTGTGAGAAAAGCAAACAGGATGTCCTCGACCGCATCAACCGCGTGCCATTCCAAAGTGCCGCGGCCGATCAGGGGACATGCTTCAATGAGATTGTCGATTGCCTTATACTAAATAAGGCTACATGCCGCGAGGATATGGTACTCCGTTCAGACAAAGAGCGTCAAATCTTCTCGGCCGACTTTCGGGGACAGACCTATGAATTTCCGATGTCGATTTGCTGGGAATTCGCCAAGTACTATAAAGGGGCATTGCCGCAGGTATTCTGCGAGGGCGTACTGCCGACCAAATACGGCGATGTCCGGCTTTATGGGTACATCGACGAGCTGATGCCGTTCGGCATTCATGACATCAAGACCACGGGCGGTTATCAAGCGGGGAACTTCCGTAAACATTGGCAGCACCACGCATATCCATTCTGCATGGAGCAGATGGGAACCCTTGTAAAATACTTCGAGTACAACATCTGCGAGATCAGGCGACTGCAAAGCGGCGCAGTGAAAACAGCAAGTTTCACGGAGTTTTACCCCTATCTGCCGAAAGAAACGCGCATGTTGCTGACGACGCACTGCGAGCAGTTCATCGAGTTTATCGAGGCCAACCGCGATAAGATCACCGACAAAAAAATCTTCAATCAAGAGTAATCATGGCAAAACAGATCATAGGCCGCCACAACGTATGCGCGGCGAAAGAATACACCACCTCGCAGGGAGAGGTTAAGACCCAGTGGGTGCCGGTCGGCACGTCCGTAACATTCGACGACGGCTCATACCTTATCAATATCAACGCCCTGCCGATGGGCAACTGGTGGGACGGTGTGCTGCAAGGCTTCAAGCAGGAACCCCGCGACCAGCAGGGCACAGCCCGGTCGCAGGCACCCGCCGCCGGAGGCTATCAGCAACCACAGTACGGCCAAGCACCGCAGGGGTATCGACCGCCTGCCCCGGCACCCGTCGCAGCTCCTTTCCCACCGTACGAAGAAAGCCCATTTTAAGCGATGAAAGATTTCCGTATCACGACACCCAAAGACAAAGAGGCTGTTAAGGCCTACCTCGACCGTCTGCCGGACGGCAAGCGTTACGATGTGGTCGTGAAACTCCATCGGGAGAAACGGACGCTGAGCCAAAACAACCTTTTTCACTTGTGGTGTTCCTGCATAGCCGACGAAACGGGCGAAGATAAGGCCCGGATCAAAATATTGCTCAAAGAAATGTTTCTCGGCTATAAGGAATACGGACTATTCGGCCACAAAACATTTTCGCTGCCCTCGACCTCTGCCCTCGATACGAAACAGATGTCCGAGTTTATGAACAAAGTGCAGGTTTGGGCTTCGGCCGAAATGGGAATACTGCTACCGGTTCCGGAAGATGAATTTTTCTACCAATTCGAAGAACAATACAAAAACAGAATTTAGATGAAAACAACCAAAATTAAAAGTGCCACACTTTCGGCCCGTACGCTCAAGGTGGCTTACGATGAAACGATCTCGGACGGCACGGCGACCGTAACAAATGAGTACACGGTAAACAAAGGTACGCTCTGCCATGAAGATTTGATCCATGCGCTGGAGCGGCTCAAACCTCACATGGCTATGCTGTGCGACCTCAAGGAAGTAGGCGGCATCGAAGGGGTTATTATCGACCTTGACCGTTACGATTTCGGGGAAAGTCTCGACAAAGTATTCATCAGCGGCATCAAGGTGTCCTATGGACTGAAGGGCGAAGTGCTGACGATCATCGGCGGTAAGACCACGGACAAAGGCCGGGTGCTGAATCTCTGTGCGCCGAGTGTGGCGGATATCGACGCTGAATACCCGTATGTGAGTGAACTTTTCGAGGTGCTTGAAAATATCCGCGCGGAGATCAACGCCTATCTGTTTGAGGGCAAATGCGCCGTCAAGCAGGCCGAATTTGATTTCGACGAGGATATCTCCGGCGTCGAGGGTGATGCGCCGGAAGAGGCGGCAGAACCCGCGGAGCAGCCCGCGGCCGAAGCACCCGCAGAAACCGAGGACACACATTTCCCCAAACGTGGCCGCAAGAAAGGCAAGTCGGTAAAACTGTCCGCATAACCGTAGGCATAGAACACCATGTTGATCACCCAAGTAAATACAGACTTCCACATTGCATTCCGCTACTGCCGGCATTTGGTTGAAGCGGTGAAGAACCTGCCCGGTCGTCGGTATGACCCAGTAAATAAATTTTGGGTCGTGCCGACGCGGGAGCGGGCGGCGGTCGAGGCCTTTGCCCGGCGGTATGGCTTTCGGATGGGGGATCAGTCGGCGCGGGCTGAAATGGTCGGAGAGATTCCTCCGATGCCGGAATTGCAGGTTGAAATTCCCCTTGCTATGGAATTATATCATTATCAGAAGCAGGGCGTGGCGTACTGTCTTGAGCATCCGCACACGATAATAGGCGATAAACCGGGACTTGGAAAGACGGCGCAGAGCATCGCGGCTGTGATTGCTCAACGCGCGTTCCCGTGCCTTATCATCGCGCCGGCGACGCTGAAAATCAACTGGGCGCGCGAGGTAAAGCAATGGGGCGGCGATAAGATAAACACCATAATCATCAACGACAAAAACCGCCGGACATGGCATCTGTTCTATGAAGCCGGGATGGCGCAGTTCTTCGTGGTGAATTACGAAAGCCTCAAAAAGTACTTCGTGGAGAAGTTCACCAACAAAGAGGGGCAGAAGCTGATGCTTTCGCATATCAAGTTCCGGCCGACGATCGACATTTTCAAGTCGGTGATTATCGACGAGAGCCACCGATGCAAAAACGGTTCTGCCCAGCAGTCTAAGTTCTGCATGGGTATCAGCAAAGAAAAACCCGTAACATACCTGTTGTCAGGTACTCCTTTGGTGAACAAGCCGAAAGACCTGATACCGCAGTTGCATATCATGGGTATGCTGTCGAAGTTCGGAGGATACAAATATTTTGTGAACAGGTATTGCTCCGGGCCGAACGAAGCAAGCAATCTTCGGGAGTTGAATTACCTGCTGAACCTGCATTGTTTCTACCAGCGGGCAAAGGAGGACGTTCTGAAAGACCTCCCGGCCAAGACCCGGCAGACGATTCTTTGCGATATTTCCAACCGCAAGGAGTATATGGATGCCGAACGCGACCTTATCAAGTACCTGCGGGAATACCGGGATGCCTCGGATGAACAGCAGCGCCGGGCTAAACGGGGAGAGGTGATTGTACGTATCAACGTCCTGCGTCAGATATGTGCGCGCGGCAAGGTCAAAGAGGTAAAGGAATTCATCGACGACCTGATCGAATCGGGCGAGAAGCTCATCCTATTTATGAACCTGATCGAACTGGGCGATGCTTTCAAAAAACTGTACCCGAATGCAGTTGTAATCCGCGGCGGGATGTCGGCCGAAGATAAACAGCGCTCCGTCGATTTGTTCCAGCACGACCCCGTCTGCAAACTGGCAATTTGCAATATCAAAGCTGCCGGGGTCGGCTTGACCCTCACCGCATCGTCCCGCGTGGCGTTCGTAGAGTTCCCGTGGACGTATGCGGACTGTGAGCAATGCGAGGATCGCGCCCACCGTATCGGGCAGAAAAACAATGTGTCGTGCTACTACTTTCTCGGCGAAAAGACGATCGACGAGGACATTTACAAAATCATCCAAACGAAAAAAAGCATCGCGCAAACCGTGACCGGCACCGTGGATCAGGTTGAAGAAAATGTTATCGATGCCATCATGAACATTTTTAACCAAAAATAAATTGACATTATGGAAAACAAATTTGTATTTCTCGACATCACGTCGATAGGGATCAACCCTATGAACCCGCGTAAAACATTCGATCCGCGGGCGCTGGGTGAACTCTCGGACAGCATCAAAGTCGTGGGCGTTTTACAACCCATCACCGTGCGGCCGAGACCTACTGAGGAACACGGTGAAAAGTACCAGCTTGTATGCGGTGAGCGCCGCTGGCGTGCTGCGGCCATGGCCGGCCTCAAAGAGATTCCCGCGATTATCCGCGAACTGACCGACGACGAGGCCGTAGATGTTGCCATCACGGAGAACCTGCAACGTAAAGACGTTTCGCCTCTCGAAGAGGCCGACGCATTCAAATATCTGCTCAATAAAGGGCAGAGCATCGCCGACCTGTGCGGACGCTTCGGCAAGAGTGAGTTTTATGTTCGGGGGCGCATGAAACTGCTTGCCATAAGCGACGATTTCCGCAAGATGCTCGATGCCGGGGAAATCTCAATCTCTCAAGCAATGGAAATCGCCAAATTCGACGTGGACATTCAAGGCAGAATGTACGAACAGCATTTTGCCCAGCAATACTATAACTCATGGCATGATTTAAATGCAAAAGCTTTATATCAGCGGACGGTTCAGTCTTATACGAAAATACTGGATCGATACAAATTCGACAAGAGCGAATGCGATACATGTCCGAACTGCTCCAAGAATTTCAGCCTTTTCGCTGGCGGGGATGGCGAGGTAACATGTCAAAACGATTCCTGCCTGCAACGGAAAAAGCGCGAATATGAACTTGGCATTGCCTTGAAACTTCAAAAGCAGCACCCCGAAGCAGATTTCTACACGATGCACAAGGATTGCCCCAAAAAGGCCGAATTGGAGAAGCAAGGCCACGAAGTCAAGATTTGGCCGGGATGGCCGAACCGTATAGGGGCGGTTGTAACCAAGGAACTCAGAAGTAAAGTCGAGAACGGCACCGCACGTCTTGCCATCTGGTTGTATAGCGATGATCCATATTTCGGATATATCGAAATGAATGGTGCCTGCATCCAATCCGAAGCAGACAGCACAATAAAAGATCTTCAGAACAAGGACAAGCGAAACAAGGAGCTTGAAGAGGAAAAGACCGTATCGGAAGTACGCGACACCATCAAAAAAATGGATATCGAAACGCTGTCTGCCGGAGAGCTTACAGCCTACGAGTCGCAACTGACATTGTTTATCTTGGTTCGAAACCTCAATAAAGAGCAACAGGAGAAATTAGGGACGGTTCAGCATTACTCAATGTCCGACGAGGAAGCGTGGAATGCCGTGATGAATGTCACGCCGGAGCAGATCGCTTACATCCACCGATGCAATATCCTCAACCAAGTGGGCGACCATTTCCGGCGGGATTTCAAAACAGACCTTTTCTTCGACTGGGTGAACAGCCGGGATAAGTCTATTATTCCGGAGGTGGAATTAAAGTACAGAGAGGTTTACCTGCGCCGCAAGGAAAAGATCGACGCCCGTATTGCAGAAATAGAATTGGCCAAAGCTGAAAAGGGAAAATAGGAAATGAACTACATCGAGTTGATAAACCAATTTTGGCAAACACGACGTAGAGTGCGATTGACCAGCGCGGAGGCAGACCTGTACTTCTGCCTGCTGCAAGAGTGCAACATCCGCGGCTGGCTCAATCCCTTTGAGTGTCCCAACGGGTTAATCTGCGCGACTATCGGTGTGAGCGAATCCACTTTGATAGATGTGCGCAATAGATTACAGCAAAAGGGTTTTATCAAATTCGTAAGTGGTTGTCGTAAGGCGAAATCTCCCGTTTACTCCATTTTATACTTTGAAAATCCAAGTATAAGCCGGGGTATAAACCCAAGTATAAACCCAAGTATAAACCTGAGTAAAGAGGACGACACACCTATATATAGGTCTTTATCTAACGATAAAGACGGCTTAAAACAGAAACAGAAACATATTCCTCCTGATTGTCCCCCTGCGGGTGACGGTGAATTACCGCTCGGTATTGTTTCAGAAGATCCCCTAAAAAAAAGGGCGGAGATATGCAAACGGGTACGGGAAACATATCATCGGCATTGCAAAGGGCTTCCGCCCATAAGAACCATGACGCCGAAGCGTCAACAGGCCATCATGGCGCGGATGCAGGAACACGGCGAGGCCGCGGTTATGGAAATGCTCGAAATTGCAGGACGTTCGAAATTTCTTGCCGGGCAGAACACCCATCAATGGACGGCCACTTTCGACTGGCTATTTAAACCTACGAATTTCATCAAAACTTTAGAACGGAATTACGATGACAAAACAAAACAATATGACAACGGCCGAACGACTGCTGGCGGGGATCAAAGAAAGTGCTTCACGGGCGAGTATAGCGAGGCCTTTTGAAATCGACATGCGGGAACCGCAAGTTGCGGAAGCTATAACGTACCTGTTTTCGCTCCAGTGTGCGCAGACGGGCAAAGTTGCGGATATTTCTCCGATGGTAGTCAAAGCAATTGAAAAGGCGGCGCATTGGCTTGTAAATCCCGAGCGGGTAAGCCTCAAGATACTCGGCACACCGGGTACCGGGAAAACAACGCTACTTTATGCTATTCGGGAGTTTATTTGGCGCTACAACCAAACGCAACCGTTCGGGCGAGTTGGCCTGCGCATACATCCGGCTCTGATGATTGTAGATGCTTTCCAACGTAAGGATGCAAACCTTGATCTTAATATGGCTGTGTCGATCCCCGTATTGGCGATTGATGACGTGGGGGTCGAAGCTACGGAAATCAAATATTACGGTTCGGAGTTGCGACCTATTACCGATATCATCCTGCACCGGAGCAACGAGAACAAACCGACAATCATCGTCAGCAACTTCGGGGAGCCGGATTTCCTTGCAAAGTACGGCGAACGGGTGTTTGATCGGCTCAAAGACATGACAACGATTTTAATGACCGGGGAAAGTAACCGCAGGAACAAATGATTTTGAAACCCCTACATATCCGCTTTCTTGCGGCAATGCAGAATATCGTCGAGGATAAAAAGGCTCGTCGCATCGTGCCGTCTGCGGCGCTCTCTATGGAGTTGGTGCATTTTCTGAAACTTTCCCGCGCGGAAGTCGAGCGGATTGGCGCAGAACTGGTCGCCGCTGGGGAGATCAGTACCGGCGACACGATAAATCAGAAATACTACAAACCAAGCAAATGAGTAGGCACAACGAATCGAGGCTACAAACGTCTTGCGTTACATGGTTCCGAATGCAGTACCGGAGTTTGGCAAAACTACTCTTTGCCGTGCCGAATGGCGGTAGCCGTTCGAAAGTCGAGGCGGCGATCATGCAGGGTGAAGGTGTAACGCCCGGAGTGTCGGATTTGATTCTGTTGGTTGCACGAGGTAATTACAACGGCCTATGTATCGAAATGAAAACAGAATCGCGCGGATCCCGGCAGTCCGACAACCAAAAGGCATGGCAGGTACTGGTCGAGGCGCAGGGTTATAAATATGTTGTCTGCCGTAGCATCGAACAGTTTATATCTGAAATCAATAACTATCTGAAATAATGAAAGTCATAGTAACCTTTTCGGGTGGTAAAGACAGCCTTGCGGCGCTTCTTTGGACACGCGAGCATATCACCAAGAACTTCACGACCGTGTTCTGCGATACGGGCTGGGAACATCCGCTGACCTACGAATACATCAACCGGATCGCGGATAAACTCCACTTGGATTTGGTGACGCTCAAGTCTAAGAAGTACGACGGTATGGTTGATCTTGCCCGGCACAAAAAGCGTTGGCCTTCGACGCGGGCGCGGTTCTGCACGCAGGAATTGAAGACAAAGCCCTGCATCGACTACGTACTGGACAAGATTCAGGACAATATGCTGATGATTCAGGGCATCCGGGCGGCAGAATCGGCCAGCCGAGCCAAAATGCAGGCGCAATGCACGTACTTCAAGTACTATTTTGAGCCTTACGGCTACGATAAAGTGGGTAAACCGAAGACGCACACCTATCGGGGTAAGGAGGTACGGGCATTTCGAGAGAAATTCGCTGATGATCTTCTGCGGCCCGTGTTCGACTGGTCGGCGCAGCAGGTGATCGATTACATCCTCGACGCAGGTTTGGAGCCAAACCCGCTCTACCGCATGGGCTACAAGCGTGTCGGCTGCTGGCCGTGTGTGATGGCGAATCAGCGGGATATTCTCAACATATCGCGCCAGAACCCGGAGCGCATCGAACAGATCGCCGCACTTGAAACGGAGTTGCATTCGTCGTTTTTCGGCCCGGACAAAATACCGTCCCACGCAATCACCAGCGGAGAGAAATATCCGACGATTCATGATGTCGTGCGCTACGTCCAATGGCAGAATGCTACGGGTAGTTTGTTCGACGACGATACAGCGACCAGTTGCATGAGCTATTACGGATTATGCGAATAAAACGAGGTTTAAAGTGAAAAATCAAGTAACAAGCATCGAGCCGAACTGAGCCTCTGCCAATGCCGACCAATAACCTAATAATCAATAATTTATTAAGATATGAATAATAACGAATATCAGAAATTTCTCGATCAGAAGAGAATCCAAAAGACAAAAAGCGGGTTTGTCGTGGAAGAAACGAACCTGAACCCGATGCTCTTCGATTTTCAGAAGTATTGCGTGAAACGCGCTTTGGCTGTCGGCAAATTCGCACTCTTTGAGGACTGCGGGCTCGGCAAGACTATCCAGCAACTCGAATGGGCGGATAAGGTTTACAGGCATATCGACCGTCCTGTGCTGATCCTCGCTCCCCTCTCGGTGATCGGTCAAACCATCGAAGAGGGCAAGAAATTCGGATATGAGGTTACGGAGCTGGGATTGACGGTCTTCGATCAAGACCTCGCGCCGGGCATCTATATCACGAATTACGACAACATGGAGAATATCGACGCATACCTGTTCGGTGGCGTGGTGCTGGATGAAAGTTCGATCCTGAAAAACTTTGCAGGAGCGACCCGCAATCAACTGATCGAGGATTTCCGCGATACGCCCTATAAATTGGCGTGTACGGCTACTCCGTCCCCGAACGATACGACCGAGTTGTGCAATCATGCCGAGTTCCTGAACGTGATGAGCCGGAACGAAATGCTCGCTATGTACTTCGTCCACGACGGCGGTTCGACCTCGGATTGGAGGCTGAAAGGCCATGCGACGCAGGCATTTTGGGATTTTGTTTCGACGTGGGCCGTGATGCTCAACAAGCCGAGCGATATTGGGTTCGACGACGAGGGCTACGACCTGCCCGCTCTGAACTTCATCGAAGAGGTGGTTGAAACACCCAAGCGCGACAACGGGATGCTTTTCAATAGCATGGCGGTCAGCGCGACCGACTATCACAAGGAATTACGAGCTACCTATGATCTCCGGCTCAACCGGGCGGCGGAGATCGCCAACGGCTCCGAGGAGAATTTCATCATTTGGATCGGCCATGACGACGAGGGCAAATACCTCCGCAATCTCATTCCCGATGCCGTTGAAGTCAAGGGCAGCGACACGAAAGGCTACAAGAAAGAAAAGCTGCTCGGCTTCGGCCGCGGGGAGTTCCGCGTGCTGATTACGAAGCTCAAAATCGCGCAATTCGGCCTGAACTATCAGAACTGCCACAATCAGATCTTCGCTTCGCTTGATTTTTCTTTCGAGGCGACCTATCAAGGCATCCGTCGCTCATACCGTTTCGGACAGTCCGAGCAGGTCAATATCCACCTCATCACCGCCGACACGATGGCGAACGTAAAAGACAGCTTCGATGCAAAGCAGAAAGCGTTCAAGGAGATGCAGGCGGCGATGACGGCGGCCATGAACCGGAATCTCAACGATAGGATTTCCCTGCAAACGTCCGAGAATGCAACGCAATATCGGGGAAAGAGCTGCGATATTCGCCTCGGCGACTGCGTGCAGTTGATCCGCGAAGTCCCCGATGAGAGCGTCGGATTCTCGATCTTCTCGCCGCCGTTCGCAGAACTCTATACCTACTCCGATAAATTGGAGGATATGGGGAACAGCCGCGATTACAAGGAGTTTTTCACCGCGTTCAACTTCCTCGTCAAGGAACTCTATCGGGTAATGTGGAGCGGTCGCAATGTCGCGGTGCATTGTATGGATTTGCCTATTCAAAAGGGCAAAGAGGGATATATCGGGCTGCGCGATTTTTCCGGCATGATCCTCCGAGCGTTCACCGACGCAGGATTCATCTACCACTCCCGCATCACCATCTGGAAGAATCCGGTTACGGAGATGCAGCGCACGAAAGCCCTCGGACTGCTGCACAAGCAGGTCAAAAAAGATGCCGCGATGAGCCGCGTCGGGATTCCTGACTACCTGATGATCTTCCGCAAGGACGGATCGCACGACCACCCCGTGAAATGCGAAATCGACGTCGATACATGGCAGAAATACGCATCCCCCGTATGGATGGACATCGACTATTCAAACACCCTGAACGGGGCAAATGCGCGGGGCGAGAACGACGAGAAGCATATTTGCCCGTTGCAACTCGATACGATCCGCCGTGCGATCCATCTGTGGAGCAATGAGGGCGACACCGTTCTAACGCCGTTCCTCGGCATCGGGTCGGAAGTCTATGAGGCAATCCGTCTGAAACGCTACGGAATCGGCTTTGAACTCAAAGACAGCTATTTCGCCGAGGCGGTAAAGAATTGCAAGGCGATGGAATTTGAATCCGCCCAGCGTTTACTATTTTAATTAAACGACCGCCGATACATCTTCCGCTGCGTAGCGGAGCTAAAACAGAAGAGAATACTACCCTGCTTCGAGACCGAAGCCTACAACCACGAGGATGATCCGGACTATTTGAAGCGGCGCATACCGTTTTGGGGCTGGATTTCGTGCATCCCGAATCGAAAAGTAAAACACAAAAGATAACCAATCATGAAAAGCGAAAAAGCAAAGCAATTTATTGATAACGATGTTATTCAAATGCACAACGGAGATCGGATGGTCGATGCTTCGACAGCATATACAGCTCTCGAACTTGCCGAGCAGGAAGCCGAGGAACGGATGCGCAAGAAGGCTATCAGTGCATTCGACGATATGTGGTTTGAGAACGGGGAGGATGGCGAGTTTGAACCGGATTACGAATACCACCGAAAGAATTTCATCCAAAAACTGAACGAGAAATGAAATACCAAATAAAACGTATCGACATCATCAACCGATGGAAATATAGAGGCTGTGGACATTTTGTGCTGATCGGGCTGGCGTCATTCCACTTCAGCCCGAATAGCTTTAAGTGGTCTGCATATTTTTTCGGAATTGAGCTGGCTGTGAGTATAGACAGACTGAACAATTTAAAACGACAGAATAATGAGGCGGAATTATAAAAAAGTACTCTCGTGATTCGTACGTATACCCTAAAATTCGCCCCAAGATGTTCGTTCCTCGAGTTCTTCGATCTTCTTAGCCTGTTCGTCTATTTTTTTGTCTTGGGCACATCTTGTAGCATATGCACTGTATGCTCTATATAATCCTGTGAATAATGTTAATATTACTCCAACAATAGCCATCGATGTTATCTTGACAAATATTCCAAGCAATGCGATTGCAGATGAGAGTAATAATAAAGCGATGAGTACCTTGTTGTTCATGATAAAATTACGGATCATATAGCAAATAAGATTATTGATGTTTAGACAAAAATAATGAAATTCTCCTCAAGTATATTCTAAATAGATAGAAAATAGATATATGAATTTCCATATGACAACTTTTTTGAATAAATATATCACCACCCATTACCCGCAATGGGTAGAATACGCGGCCTACCACGTCCGCCACTCGCGGCTTCCGATCGTTCCGGCCGAGGTCGTGAACGATGTGCTGTGCACCCTCCTTGAGCGAGATATGGCGAAGCTGGAACGCCTGATGAACACTCGGAATAAGGATGGGACTGAACTTGATTTTTTCGTGATGCGAATCATCAAGATCAGCATACACTCGCCGCGGTCGCCGTTCCGCTACCAGCGGGGGCAGCATTGCACGGATCGGCTTGAAGACAGCATTCGAACACTCATGGCCCCAACTCCGGATTTCGATCAGGAAGATGCCTATATGCAGGTTCGGCAGGTGTTCGATACGTTGCTGGTATCGGAATTGTCAAAGCGTATTTTCGCATGGCGGTTCTTCGAGGGGAAGTCATTCGCGGAGTGGCCGGGGGCGGAAAGTCAGAAATTTCTATACGACACTTTTAATCGCATTTTGTTGATAATTTCCGCCAAGATTCGGAGAAAAAACGCTTCCTAATTCTATTATCCTATGAAGTCCGACATAGTGTCAATGTCAAATGACGGTAATCCGTCCAAGTCGCGGAGGCTTGCCAAAACTCCGCACATAGCGAGGTAGAGCAGTTGGTAGCTCGTTGGGCTCATATCCCAAAGGTTGCAGGTTCGAGTCCTGTCCTCGCTTCAAAATTCAGATTATGGCCGATATAAAGTTAGACCCGAAAAACTACCGCGTTCACGGTGAGAAGAACAAAGCTATCATACGCAAAAGCCTTGAGGATTGCGGTGCTGGCCGCTCTATCCTTTTGGATGGGGATGATGTCGTGATTGCCGGTAACGGTGTATACGAACAGGCGCAAGCGCTCGGACTCCCGGTGCGTGTCATCGAGTCAGATGGACGAGAGCTTATCGCAATCAAACGCACGGATCTCAAAACGGAAGACGATAAGCGCCGCGCATTGGCACTGGCCGACAACCACGCCAGCGACACTTCGGTTTTCAATATCGATTCTGTTCTTATGGACTTTTCGCCCGAAGAACTCGACATGTGGGAGTTTGAGATCGACACAGCCAATATCGACCTGCTGTCCGAGGTCGAGCAAAACGGATTCAAGAATGCCGTAAACGAGAGTTCTGATTTATTCACCTTGTCCTTTGCCTTGCCCAAGAGTATGAAAGAGGACGTTGAAGCTTACATTAAGCGGAACGGGAAAGACAATTTGACACAGTTAATTATCAGTGAAGTATGCCGAGATGCGGAAGTCAAATAGCGATCTGTGACCTGCCGATCCGGTTCGACACGTATAAGGGGTGTTCCCATATGTGCCGTTACTGTTTTGTACAGCTCAAATACGACATTTCCAATATCGAACGCGGCGAGGGTCCGAAGTCCCTGCGCGGCTTCATCGACGGCCAGCGCAACGGTGAAACGGAGTGGTGCGACTGGAATATTCCGATACACTGGGGCGGCATGTCCGACCCGTTTCAGCCTGTAGAGCGGGAGCAGCGATTGTCATACGACGCCCTTAAGGTCTTTGCCGAAACACAATATCCGTTTGTGGTCAGTACAAAGGGCATTCTGCTCGCCGAGCCGGAATACCTCAACTTGTTGAAGCAATGCAACTGCGTTGTACAGGTATCTCTCGTCAGCCCTCAATATGACAAACTGGAGAAAGGAGCGCCGACCTATGCCGAGCGCCTCGATATGATCCGCACGATAGCACCCCATGTAAAGCGTGTGATCGTCCGGGTTCAGCCATATACGACGGGAATGCTTCGGGATGTCCTCGGTGCTGTGTCTACCTACAAGAGTATAGGCGTACATGGGCTGACAATCGAGGGCATGAAATACAAACGCAAGGTAGACGGTCTTGTAAAAGTCGGCGGGGATTTCTGCTATCCGGCCTCTGTTCTCAAACGGCACTTTGAATGGATAAAGGCGGAATGCCATCGAAATGGATTGGCTTTCTACTCGGCCGAAAACCGTTTGCGCAAGATGGGAGATTCTCTATGTTGCTGCGGTGTTGATGGGCTGGATGGATTTAAGACGAACACGTTCAATCTGAATCATTACCTGTTCGATAAGGAGCGGTATGTGCCAACGGAGAAGATGAAAGAGCCGGGAACCTGCATGTGCCTGAAAGCTATCTGTCAGAATACAGCAGGTTACAGTGCATTCAAGAAGCGCAGCCTGCATTACATGATGGGCGAAATGTCGCGGGATAAAGGTTGTGTTTCCCAATTGCTGGAAAAATGAATACTTTAGCGTCGGAAAAACAAAAAAACAATTCCGCGCTATGAAAACAAAACAGTGTATGATTTACAAGGATGTCGTAAACAAACGCCTCGCCCGGAAACGGGAACAGGTGTCGGAACTTGAAACGAAAATGATTTCAGAAGGGGAACTCTCCGCGATCGACAAGCGGAAGATGATAGAATGTAAAGCCGCAATTCTTGAGCTGGAAAATGTAATCGACATTGCGGAGTCCATGTTCACGGCTGAAACCTGCGACCAAAACGAAAAGAAATAAAGACCAATGGCAAAGTATAGTGCAGAACTCACCGAAAGGATTTGTTCGCTCATCCGGGCGGATAGCTATACTATTGCCGAAATCTGTAAAATCGTAGGTATTGCTGAAAGTACCTTTTACGAGTGGAAGGACTCCAAAGCGGAGTTTTCAGAGGCTATAAAAAAGGCTCAAGAGGAGTGTAGAGGCTTCTTTGCGACCGAAGCCAAGAAATCGCTGCTAAAGCTTGTGCAGGGGTTCACCGTTGAAGAGAAACGCATGGTTACCGCTGATACCGGAAAGAAAAGCGAGGACGGGAAACCGATCGTAAAGGTCAAAGAGCATACAACCGTTACCAAATACGTTGCCCCGAATCCCACGGCAATCATCTTCACCTTGACGAACTGCGATCCGACGAACTGGAAGAACCGGCAGAGTGCCGAACTTATGGGCAAAGATGGAAAACCTCTTATCCCGCCGGAAGTGAGGAAAAATACCGAAGCTATGAATCCGGTGGATATTGCAAAGTTTCTATGCAAGGATGGCAAGTGAGGCAGAGGAAATACAGGCGTTGCGGAGTGGAGTGCGGCAATCGTTTCCGTTTTATGCGGCCGTGTTAAAGGGTAAGGATTTCCTTACCCCTTTTCATCTGTCATTCTATTGGGTGCTGGATGCCTTTGCACATGGCCGTATCCGGCGACTGATCGTAACTATCCCGCCCCAGCACGGCAAGTCCGAGGGAACGACGCGCCTTCTTCCCTCCTATGTCTTGGGGCTTGATCCCGATCTGCGTATTGCGGTCGCATCTTATTCTGATACTTTCGCCCGGAAATTCAACCGTGCCATACAGCGCATTATCGACAGCCCCGAATATTATGTTTTGTTTCCGGAGACGCTTCTGAATGGTAATCCGAACTGTGAGGACAGTGCGCAGTATGTCCGGAATAATACGGAGTTCGAGATCGTCGGCCGCAAAGGGTTTCTGAAAGCCGTCGGCCGAAATGGTGCGCTGACTGGCGAAAGAATTGACTTGGCGATCCTCGATGACCTGTATAAGAACGCTCTTGAAGGTAATTCACCGATCATCCGTGAGTCGGTGGTTGAGTGGTACAAATCGACCGTAAAAACCCGACTGCACAATAATTCGCGTGAACTTATGGTGTTCACCCGCTGGCATGAGGAGGATTTGATCGGGACGATCATAGCCGCAGAAGATGTTCGGGAATTACGATCGCTCGATGATATCGACGCTGAGTTCGATGGCTGGTACTATCTGAACTTCGAGGCCATCAAGGAAAGCGACCCTACACCCCTCGATCCCCGGCAGCGTGGCGAGGCTCTTTGGCCGGCAGCTCATGACCGGAAACACTTGCTGGAGAAACGTAACCTCGACCGCATCGTGTTCGAGTGTATGTATCAGGGCCACCCGATGTCGAAAGAGGGGCTATTATACGGGGAGAATTTCAAAACCTACTCTGAACTTCCGGCACAAGGCGACATTCTCGACTATGCCAATTACACAGACACGGCCGATACGGGTGATGACTATTTATGCTCGATCAGCTACGTCCGGGCGAGGGATGGCTATTGCTATGTAACGGACATGGTCTATACACAGGAGCCGATGGAGTGTACTGAATTCGCCGTGGCCGATATGCTCAAACGTAGCGGTACGCGCCGGGCCTCGATTGAGAGTAACAACGGCGGTCGCGGATTCGCACGCGCTGTGCAAAGACGTGTTCCGGCCATACGTATCGAATGGTTCCATCAGAGCGGGAATAAGGAAGCCCGCATCCTCTCCAATGCCGCAACGGTGTTGCAGATTATAATAATGCCGCATGATTGGAAAATCCGCTGGCCTGAATTCTATTTACATATGACGACCTATCGGCGTCAATTCCGCGCGAACCGCTGGCATGATGCCGCGGACGTGGTGACGGGAATTGTCGAAGATGGTACGAATAAGAAAGGTAGAATCAAAGCAGTAAGGTAACCATGGCAAAAATCAAACTCATCGACAAACTGAAAAGCCTTGTCGGCATCGAAACAAAAACCAACATCGAACAGGCTATTATGCTCCTGCAGGCAGCGCGGTCGTGTATTGACGCCTATACAGCAGAAAGAGCCGCCAAACAGCTACACATAGGGACGCTCTCGCAGATGAACAAGGACATCGGCATGATCACGAAGAAGCTGTCCGGTTATGTTGAGGGTTAAGATTGCCGGCAAAAGGTTTCGCATACCGACGCACTGGGAGGACATTACGCTTACCCAGTGCGCTTGGTTGTACCATAAGGCCAACGAGCAACCCACGGCGCTTCTTGACTATTACCGCTCTTTTGCCTCGGACACGGCTCCCGAACCATATGCAAATATCGACGAGCTAACCCGGTTCACTTCGGAGGTTGTCGGCTACCTTGCCGACGTACCGGAAGGGCTGATGCTTCAAACCCGGCGCGAGGATATTATGACGCTGGCAATGGCACTACTTCCACGGTTCATAATCGGAGTACTCGGCATTGTCGATTATCCGGTTCGGGGCATTACTTCATTTCGCTACAAAGGCCGCCGCTACTACCTGCCGAAATCCGGGACGGATATTTCCGGGGAACTTACTCCGTTGAGTGGTGTGACGGCTATCGAGTTCTGCCAACTGTCCGACATCGTATGTGCGGAAAACATTGCTTTGGCTCCGCTGGCTGTCGCTATCGTATGCCGCCGGAAAAGTGAACGGTACGATGAAGAGCTGGCGCAGAATCGGGCGGCGTTGTTCGGAAGCCTTCCAGCCTCGGTCTATTGGGAACTTTGGGCGCAAACTTCGGGGGCGCATCAGTACCTGAAAGCCGCATTTCCGAATTGTTACGGTACGGGCGGCGGGGATTCGTCGGGTAAAGCCGAGCCTGCGGTATGGTGTGACACGCTCGTCGCTATGTCTACCGATAAGCCAAGTGAGCTTGAGCATCTGCAACGGATGAACGCCTACGATTTCGTACACCTATTGTCGGAGAATATCAAACGGAGAACGGAAGAATGGAAGATGAAAGCCGCATTGGCCGCCTGCGGGGTAAGGTAGAACTGCTTACATGGTTGATCGACCGGGAGTGTAAATGTGACCGGGCCAAGTGTGCCGAGCATTTCCGCTATATGGAGCAACTGAAATTCCAGTATGAATGCGAAATAGAGGATTATGAGAACAGAATTGCGGGAGATGCTGAAAGCCGCCTTTGAAAAAACATATGACAGAGCCTTTGATTTCGGAACCGGGTTTCTTGAGGATATCAACGGCAAGAGTTACAAGCTACCGTGTATTTGGGTATGCCCGTTCGAACTTATATCCAAAACGGGGCGATCTGAGGGCTTCCGCGTCTACCTCGGAACAATTTACCTGCTGGAACTGGGCGACGGGCTCACAGCCCAAGAAAAGGACGAAAGATGGGATGCTATGGAGGATGCCGCTATCGAAGTCCTCAACCAGCTGATAGAACAGTCTCCCAGTGAAATCGTCGCAGTCGATAAGATCAAAGACATCCCGAATGAGGGCGCATATACAGGATATAACGACATATCACTTAAAGTAACATTTGAGGTAACGGTAAGATATTGTGTCGATCGAGGATAACCCCATATTACAGCAGATAGCCCGGTACTTGAACGATACCCTGCAAATGGAATTGCTCAATCAAGGACACACGGCGTCGGAGGCTCTGTTCGATAGTATCAGGACAGTGATTGCACGGACACTTACAGGCATTACCATAACGACGGAAGCACTATACTATGCAAAGTTTGTAAACGCAGGCCGGCAGCCCGGAACGAAAGGAATCCCGATTAATGTTCTTGTGGAGTGGATAAGGCGTAAGAGGCTCGACATGCAGGGAAAGCGCGAGCGGTCGGTAGCTTTTGCAATGCAGCGGTCGATCCGGGACAAAGGTATCAAGCCATCCCGGTTCATAGATAAATCAATAGATAAGTTCAACAAGTCTAAACGGCTGGAAAATGAAATAGAACGATTCATGGAGGAGTATGTAGAAGAACAACTGCAAACTATTTTTAACCAATTAACTGCATGACGATATGGCAACAACGATAACGCTTCCGGCCCCGTACAGTTCGGTCAAAGAATCTGTCATCTTTGAAATTGACCGAGATATTGACGCTGTGGCCGAAGTGATGATAAACGGGTATTTGAAGCAGATGCCGAAAAACGCCTATAAAGTGAACGTAGCGCAATATTTTCGGGATGATTTTACGATTGCGCCGCTTGATGCTGAGTCCGAACCTACATTACAGGTGTGGGACGGAGTTGACCTCGGCCGGGTCGTCAATGCTTCGATCATGGTAGACAGCGTCCCTTCTAAAGAGGTGCCGCTACTTTGTGCAGATAAACAACCGACACCAAACCGTTTTATGAGTGATCTGCGGCGGCGTAATGCCATGCCGGGGCAAATCGATGAACTTCCAATATATGCGACGACTCCCGCTGTTGTGGTGTACGGCTCGGTTCAGGTTGCCGTGCCAGCCGGTATATCCTGCGTCAGCTTTCGTATTCCGACCGATGCGCCGCCCCGGTTTGCAGTAGATATGTGGAGTCCTGACGGGGAGGTGCAGGATCGTATCGAATATGAGATTGAGGGGAACGACGGAGTGCGCCTTGCGTGGATCAATGCCTACGGCCAGATCGACTATTGGAACTTCGCGGTTCGTCGCAAATCATCAACCAAGATAACAAAGGAGAAGATATACACAGAAGCCGGGTATACTGCAACATCTATACAGGCAGACACGACCAAGTCGGTAACAAGCTATCCCCTGCCCGAAACTCAAGCGAATGTGCTGAGCCAGATATTTGTGTCCGAAAGTGTGTGGTGCATCGTCGGGGATAAGGTGTATCCGATCGACATCACGACAGAGAGTATTACGACCTACGATGTGGAGAAATTAAGCTCCGTGCAGATTGAATACAGAAATAAAATCCGGTAGCTATGGTTGTGGAGTTGAAAATAGATGGCCATAAGGTCGATATGAATCAGAAAGGCAATATCGCCGCGACACATAGCATTGCTGACATTGAGGAGCCTGACAGCACAGCCGTCGGATATACCAAGTCGGTCGAGGTACCACTGATAAGTAATATGCGGGTTTTTCGATTTATCAATGAGCTGTATAGTAAAGAGCAGTTCAACAACGAACTGCATAAAGCGGAGTATATCGTGGACGGGAATACCGTCATGTCGGGTATAGCACAGATCGATAAGATCACGTACAAATTCGGTTCTGGGCACAAACTCGTCGGCGGCAGTTTTCATGTGTCAGTCATCGGCGCAGCTTTCGACTGGATTACGAATGCCAAGAAGCAAATTAATGAGCTTGAAAGTGCGGAAACAGTCGTATACAACATGGGGGAAGTATACAAAAATTCCATCAGTGAGGATATCTCGCTTGTGAAATTCTTTCCGGTCGATCGAGGTGCGTTTTGGGTGGAAAATATAGACGGAGACCTGATTCCGCGAAAAATACTGGATATCCGGGATTATCATCCGTTTTTCAACGTGTGGAAAACAATGTGTCTGATCCTTTTCGAGTACACGATAAAGAGTTCCATGGAGGACTTTTTCAAAAAGCTATACTGCTCAGGTTACATGCCAGTAAACGAAGACCTGTCGTATATCAAAGAGGAGAACGATTTCTATATTGGCACCTCGGCAACGGAAGATGTACCGATATTGCTTGGTATGATCAGCCCGAAGAAACCGACTATCAGTGCCAATATATATGACCTTTGGGATTCGGATGAATACCATAACGATAAAGGGGTTATCAGCTCGCCTCCGATATCTTCGACGCCACATTTCCATCCGACGGAAACGGCAACAGTGAGGATGCAGACCAATCTACACTACAAAACGCAAATTGTGAATGGATCCACGGGTTATTGGAACGACATCATGAAGGAATACGGCGAATGTCTATATGTCGATGAATTCCGACTGTACGTGAATGCGCAGTATGAACGCATAATATTGACATTGGATAAATGTGTCGAAGCTAAAAACCGACAAGGTGATATAAAAAACATCTTTATCCCGTGCGATCCGAATGAGGCTAAGACCTACGTGGTCTATTTGGAGTTTGCTTCTTGGCAGATTTCCGGACGAATTATCTTTCAATGCAAGGGTACTTACACCGACCTCGGACAACATAAGGCTGGTGGTCGAGGTAACTGGTATGTTATCACGGTTCCGCAAGGGCGTGAGGGGCTATTGGGGACTTTTCAAGGAATCAGCATGTATGATAGTATTGATGTTGCAGAATTCTATTATTTCGAGATTTACGACAATCTGGTGACGTTCAATATGGATAATGTCACCCGGAATGCTTACACACTAACGAAAGGCAACACATATCCTCTTTGGGGACAATTTGCCTGTTCGCGGGAATATGGTTTGACGCCGGACAAAATCGACGGCGTACAACTGTGGTTGTGTGAGAACAACAATATAAAACCGGATTTTACCAATGTCATTGGCCTGAATGACAAAGTCGGCATTTCGACGATCGGCGGAACGGGGTCGCAACTTGATTTTCTCGCTTCCCTACGTCAGTTATTCTGCTTGATGTATTATACGAACCCGCTAACCAAAGAAATCCATATCGAACCGCGAACAAGGTTTTACAATCGTGACCGGGCTGATATTATCGACTGGCGGGATAAGATCGACTATTTGAAAGAAATTGAGATCGAAGAATTGGGCGGGGATGTCGGCAATGCTTTAAAGTTGGCCTATGCCAGCGGCAACGAGGTAGTGGGGTACTATAACTGGAAGAACCGCACGGAACTCGGAGCGTATAGGACGCCGCTTTTGAATAAGACAGCTGACGACACGAAAGAGATTGTCAATGGAATATTCGCGCCGTTCCTGCTCCGGACGGTCGATTCTATGGGTATGACAATACCGCAGGATGTACGGGAGAACGATCAGAAACAGATAGATGATGTTGAGCTGGAAATGACACCGATTGTCGGGTATTTCGGTGGTGTTGATGATCGAACGACGGGTGACGATAAGAAAGACTATCCTCGGTATCCGCGACTGGTTTTCCAAGATGCCACCAAGGAAATAAACCTCGGATTCGAAGATATAAACAGCACCTCAGTCGTCCGGGGATTGAATCAATACTACAAGGACAACATTTCGGCTTACAACTACGGCCGACGTATTACCATGTATCTGAAACTTACTCCGCAGGATATTGAAGCTATACAGTTTCCTAACCGTGAAAAGCAAGATTTCCGGGCCGTATTTCTCTTGAACTTCGACGGGGAAGATGTGCCGTGTTTATTGGAGCAAATTGCCGATTATAATCCAGCAACCGGAGCATCGACCAAGTGTGTGTTTATTTCCGATCCGCATATCAAACTGACGGGCGACGATCTCACCGTCATTACTTATGATGATGTGGCGATTGGCAGAAACAATACGTTGACCGGATATAGGTAGGAAATGGATTAGATGAAAAAGACAATGATGATCAAAAGGGCAATCAGGCAGAAAACCACCGTTTTTCCACTTGCCTTAAAGAATTCTTCGATCAAGTCAAACATAACAGCACAAATATAAATAAAATACTCA